ATTCCTCGTTCTCTTGCCCATTCGCCCGTGGCCGCCACCGCCTTCGCCTTGTAGCCTGTCGGTTCTGGGCCTTTAGCCGGTTGCCATATTGGCCGCCCGGTCTGTTCGTCAACGGCTTTAAGCTGTGCCACCGCACTCTGGAATACTGATTCCCTGTCCAGGCCCTCGTCTGTTGTTCCCTCGAAAACTGACTTTTCTGTCTTCCCAATAAGTCCCTTCAGCGCTACAGTGGCCTGGCCTGCATCACCACTCTCGATTGACTTCATCACGTCGCGAAGCGGCCCTGTCAACCCGGCCGATACTCGATGAACTGTAGGATTGTAATACTCCTCCATGTTGTCGAGCCAATGTTCGTTAATGTCGGTGTAGTTTGACCTGATTAAAGTCCGGTGGCGGTCGTACTTGGTTTTCTCGAATGCCTCCAATGCGAGCATCGGATCACCCTTGAAGAAATCCCAAACTTTATTAGGCCCGGCGATAAGCTCCGTTGTCCACCTGTGGTATTCCTTGTCTGTTGTTTGCGCTCCTGATGCCGCGTGCATCGTGATAACTGCAAGGTGCAGGTGCTGCTGCACTAGCTCACGCGCCGCATCGGATCTCATAAAGCTAGGATCTACCCTGGTCTTCTCTCTCATACTCCTTTTCAGATCGGCAATCTGTCTAAAGATGGTGTGGTTTGCCGTCACCTCGTTGTGGGCCGCTGTCTTCGCGGCCGTGGGCACACCTGGTCTTAGCTTTCCGATCTTGAATGACTTGGTTTTGCCCCATAAGAGCTTACCGTCTTTATCCCGGAGCTGTTGCATGATGGGGTTTCCCTTTTCATCCAACTTGCCACTTGCTTCCGTTAGTGGTTCCCGGTAGCCCACACCTCCAAAGATGGCGCTATCAGGTGCGGCCTCTACAGAGTGGCCCTCCTTGCTCGCGTCCTCAACTGATTGCTTCTCTGCGGCTGCCTCCTTCTTCGCATCCGCCGCTGCCTTATCCGCCGCTGCCTTCTTCCTCGCCGCTAGTTCTGCTTTCTTGAACGCTAGTTCTGCTTTCCACTTGGCATCTGCGCTTTGTTGCAACTTGCGGGCAGTATTCGCTCTGTGCCAGGCTACGCCCTCCTTGTGCTCTTGGCCTTTAATCTTGAGAAGGGCCTCATCGCGTTTCTCTCTGGCCTGGACTGCCAGCAAGTCAAGTCCAGCAATGTTTGCCTTATCGCCGTACTTGGTTTTTATGGCGTTAATCTTATTGCCTACGACTGTCCAATAACGGGCGTGCGCCAGACCCATGGCCTTGCCCTTGTCCTTCTCAATCTGAAGGGAGTCCTGGTAGATGCCTACTTGCTGACCGGCCGCCCATTTCTTCTTAGCGAGGTTCGCCTCTTGGGCTCGAATATCCCGGTCAATCATCTTCTGGATCAGAGCCACACCCTGGTTCTGCTCCCCCCGGCGCTGGACCAATCCACCAAGGGCGGCCATGATGACCATCCCAATCTTGCCGCCAACATCACTTTTCCCAAAGTAGTCGGTGTCAATCTTTGTGTTGTTGATGTCGTCCAGCATGGCCTGGCGCTTTACCATGCCTTCCCGCGCCATATTCTCGGCCGCTTCATCAACTTGCGCCCGGTCTTTTAGGTAAGCGACATCTCGCTTTGCCGCATCCTTCTTCACCGCGATACGTTCTTCCGCCGCTGATGTGTAATACCCTTTCTGAGTCTCTGCTACGTCGGCCTTCTGTTGGGCCGCGATGTCTGCCGATTCCTTCTCGGCCCTGTACCGCCCTTTGTATTTCCTGCTCGGCGTGTAATCCTTATCGGTTATCGAAGGGATGGCCGGTTCCTCTTCGGCCGGGGCTGGTGCGGCGGGCTGTTGTATGCCGAAACCACCAGCTTGGCCGAAACCGGCGGTTGGATCCTGCAAGCCTGTATCACCAAGCGAAAGCTCTGGTTTCTCACCGGCTACTTGCCCCGACGTACCCATGAACATGAACCCTGGGGCCACTGGGGCCGGTTTTTGCTGGCCAAAGCCAAACGTCTGCCTCGGTTGCGGTTGGGCTGGTTCGGCCTGGGCCTCCATCCTTCCCAATGCCTCCCTCTCCTCCATGGCTTGCTGTGATCGTATTTCCTCCTCACGATCTCTTGCTCTGATATCGTCAAGGTGTTCATCCATGTCTTCGAGTGCCATTGGGATCTCCTATTCCTATTCATCGCCCGCAAAAAGTGACCCGACGCCGATGCCGATTCTTGCGGCCTTCTCCCAGGGTGCCTCGGTTTCCTCTTCGGCCAAGTATCCTTGTAGTCTCTGCCCGGCCTCAAACTGCGCCGCACCCTGCTCCATCCCAAGCATCTCGCCGGTAAGCTGCCTTTGCGTTTGTTCGGCCCCAAGGTTTACCTCCCCGAAGCGTTGCTGTGCTCCGGTCATTGCTGCCATCTGTTGCGCTCGCATTCGATCAAGCATCTCTTGTTCCTGCAACTTCCGGGTAATCTCGTCCCGGCCTTGCTCCTGGCGGATCATTCCGATGTCTTGCTGCGCGGCCCTTGCGGCACCAGGACCACCACCCAGAAGCATGGCCCCCCTTCTCTGCTTGGCCGCAAGTTCGGCACTCATGGCTGCACCAATACGGGCACGTTCGCCAACACTCGTCTGCCTTCCGGCCAACTCTGCGGCCTGGGCCTCCATCATACCAATGCCGCCAGGTCTGCCCATCTGGGCGGCACCCTGCATTCCATGCACTCGTATTCGGCCTAGACGCTCCTGCTCCCCTTCGGTCCCAAAGTCCCCCCTGTCTACACCCTTGTCGGTTAGCCAGCTATACGAATCTTCCAGAAAACCCATTATATGCTCCTCGTGTCTGCGACTTTGAAGGTGCCGCGCTTGGTTCCAACTTCCAGCATCAACTCAGTGATCTCGTAGCCTTCGGCTAGGTACTCCCCAACTCTGGCAAGGTCTTCAAAATAAAACTTAATACTCTGGCACTTCTGCTTTGGCAGATGCGCCCTGAATTGGTAGGTCTGCGTTTCCATCCCGTCTGTAGCCGTGCCACTACCGAACGGAGTGCCATCACCAAATGCATCCGGTTGTGGATCTCCGAAGGTAGTCGGGGTGGTTGGTTCAAAGACTAGCCTTCTCTTTAGGGGCTCATAGTCATAAGAAACATCCAGCGCCAGCCGATGGCCAGACTTGAACTCGCCTAGAACCATCGCCCTCCGTACCCGCTGGAAACCCTGCAATGTGTTCAGCGCCACCCATGAAGTTTCGAGCCTTAACTGCACCCGCGCACCCGCATCACTAAAGTTGGTGGTTGATTCCTTGTAGACTTCCCCGTCCGTGCGACCGTAACAATAGAGATTATTCCAGTACGTTGCCGATGTACCCTGATGGTTGGTGAAGGTAGACCATTGTTTGAAATGGTAGTCATACAAAAGCGTCCGGCTATCCGATGACAAGAACACCACCTGATTCCGATCTAGCGCCACCGACGCCCTTGTTATTGTGGCCCCGTTGTATGCCTCAACTTCTGCCCCGATATAACCAACCTGATACTGCTTCGTGATGATATAGATTCCCTTGTTGGACTGGAACATCATCCCAAGCGGTGTCGAAACAATGCTTTTCTGGTTCTTACACCCCACATCGCTCGATATAAGTTGCGCTGGCCCAAACTGGCCAAAGCCTAGATTATTCGGCCCGTCCCCGGTAATGGCATAGATCGCCCTTTCCTTGAAGACGATAAGATTGTTAGCCATGACACGAAGGCCGGTAATCGCACCGCCGTCCTCCGGTATCGTAAGCATTAGGCCATCGTGGAAATCTACGGCCCGGCCTGTGAAATGTTGCTTTGAATACTGTATTTGAGAGGTATCCTCGAAGCCCGCCAACCATATCCGATCTTTCCCCTCCGCAATAATGGATGCGGCCGGTGGTGGAATGTTGTCCAGTTCACCAGAATTAAGGTAATCAACTTCCCTACCGATGATCACGCTGTCGGCCAGTGCATCTACAAACGTCACCGTGTTTACGATAGTCGCGCCCGATAGCGTAGTATTCGGAATATACCGATTATCCCCCGTGGTGGTTGTCGGGTCATCACCAGACACCTTGTAGAATGGGCTATTCGCGCCAGGTGTGTGCTCCGTGCGGTACACCTCAAAATGGGTGTTTGACTTGTTGGTGTGTTCGATTGTTTGAATCGTGAGGGTTGCCTCCTGGCCTGCGCCGGTGGTGTTAGTCTTCACCGATGCGGCGGTCGTTGAACGCTCCTTTTCACCGTTTGCATTCGTCCAGGCTAGGTACACTTTATAAAAATAGGTTTTGTCGCTGGTATACGATAAGGCTCCACCAGACCCGCCGCCCACAACTACTGTGAAATCCTCCGGGTAGTTATGGAGGCCCGCCTCTACGATCTGGTTCCCGTCATACTGCCAGATCTGGCCACCGTTAAAGTAAGCCGTTCTCCCCACCTGAACCATTTCGTGGGACTGCGGGGATTGGTGTTTCATGAGGAACCTTTTTAGCCCCGGCGCTGTGTAGATCGCCACTAACGTACTCGTGGCGGTTCCCGCTAGATCTGCATCCGTCGTATCGATGCGCTTCCGATACCCACCCACCCACTGGTGGACACCGCCCCCCAGGTTTTGCACACCTGGAAGATGCTTCTCCGTTACCAGGCCCCGCGCCAGCCCCGGCTCCATCTTAGCAATGAGTGTGCCGTCATCCATGTAGGTGTAGTATGTCGTTTGGAGTGTTGAGGCGTGTACTAAATTAACGTGTACGTCGTTTCCGTCTGACCATGCTTTCGACGCCAGGCCCGCATGAATCTTGAAGGGGGCACCCGTCAACACCGTGCCCAGGTTTGTGATGACTGCCTGGCGTACAAAGTGGTTGTAGTCAATTGAATCGCCGTCGTCATCTTCACCGGGGTTTACCACAACAACCTTCGTTTCATAGAAGACATGCAAAGGATAATCGTTGGCAAGCGTTTCGGTTTCTTCCGCCGTGAATGGGGTTGTATGGGCGAAGCCACCTGGGAAGACGGCCGTCACCGCATCAACAAACGGAGCCGTGAGGCCCGTGTTATTGGTCAAGTGCATAAGATTGCCAGAGCCATCCCGGAAGTCCCCGTTAAAGCGCCAATAGCCCTTGGGGTTTGATTGGGTCGTCGTTATCTCTGTGTAGACATTAGCCAGAATCTCGGCGGCGCTGCGTTCAGCGTCCCAGATGCGAACCTCGGAAATCTGCCCATCAAAATAATTAGTATGTGTTCCGTTCTCGCTGCCGATGCGAAGGTCGGCCGCTGATGCTTGTGACGTTGTATCTGTTAGACCCGTGGTAGGGGAGCCAATTGCTGCGCCATCCTTATAAAACACAACCTCGCCCGCTGACTTGTCGTGAACAACTGCCAGGTGATACCACCTGTTGATTCCAATGGCGGCGGGGGTGCTAGCAGTTACATAGTTACCGGCTGCATCACGGCAACCAAACTGTAGAAGATCCGGTGTTCCATTCACAAGCCGGAAATAGTAACCCTTGTTTCCCGTTGTGTTTTCGTCCCTGGAAACAAACGTCATCTTGTTGCCGCTAGTTGGTAGGGCTTTGAATTTCACCCAGCATTCGATGGTTATATCGTCATAGATCGCCAAGGAGTCCGTGGTGGTGCTCGTTGTTATAGACGCATATCTGCTACCACTGGCCAGGAGATCAAGAACACGAACAAACGGGCGCTCATACGGATCACGTTTGAACGCACAGGCTATATTCACAACATCGGCGGCAGTCAAAACCGGATCTAGTATCTCAAGGAAGATGGTTTGAAGGATCGCACCCTCGACAATCATCGCCTTAACACCCTCCCCGTCGTTATGCCACACTACGGCCACGTTCCCGGTGTTTGGTTCTGCGATAACCGTGAGCGCATTGTCAGCGTTTTCGATGAAATCCTGGTCCCTGATTGGTAGACCTGTGGATGTGTAACGGCTGATCTTCAATTTCAGGGTTACATGGGTCGTGCGGTAGACAAGATAAGCAGAATCCCCATTCGCACATACGTCATAGAAGGTGGGACTCCCATCCAGGTCTGTTATTAGCACCGTCTTGGTAAACCCGTCCCTCACCACCGCATCAACATTCGCCGGGGATATGATCGTGCGTATGATATTAGTGCCCTGGACACCGTAAACATGGATGAACGAACCAACCGCCACCACCCTCGGCTTGGTAAGGGTGAAGTGGTAGACGCCGGTAAAATAAACCGTTCCCGTGTCCTCGTTTACAATCGCCATGTTGACGGCAGTGCCGTTATGCTCCCACGCATAGACCGTCACCCCGTCAACTGTGGCGCAGTCGGCTAATCCTTGCTGTTCGTCGGTTTCGGCAATGGTTTTCGTGTTGATAACCACCGACTTAAACCGACCACGGTCCACCCACTTCTCCTCGGCTGGCGCATAGCTCATCAATCGCTCATCATCCACAAGCAGAAGTTCGTTGTCTACCGTATGTAGCGCACGGGCCGAAGTCGGCCCCGATGTGGAGGCCAGGATGTCATCCGTCATCTTGTCATAGCCGTTGCGCTTCACGATGGACCCGCCCTTCGTGAACACCCCATTTTCCAGGTTGGCGAGTTTCGTTGGTGGCAGTGCCTTAGAGTCTGTTTTAGTGTCCAGACCTTGAGCAATCGGTAACGAAATATTTTGCCACTTCATCGCCATAGATCACGCGGTCGCCTTGTATGTCATTTGGAACACCACCTGGGTCGGGAAGTCGGCCCCACTGGTTGCCGAGTCTGGAATTATAACGTTGAACGCACCGCCAGGCGGGACTACATGGGTCCTAAATTCGCTCGTTCCCACCATCGGACCCGCACCCGCGTCACCAGTAACTTTCGTCGTTGACATAACCCCAAGTACAAACTGCACCGTTGTATGCCCACCGAACACTACCGGAGTGACCGGCCAATACTGTGCATCCGTTCCACCATTGTAGGGGAAGGCCGCACAAGTCCCCATTCCCACAATGTAGTCCTCTGGATCAGTCATACCGCTCAATGTCCCGGCCGCGCCACCTCCGCCACCCGCATGGGCCGCATATGGTAGGCCCTCGATTCTTATGGCCCCGGTAACTTCACCACCTGAATCTTGGTAAAATCTGATGTTTGCCATTACCGTGACCCATGGCCCAACCTTCTGAACAAAGGCGATCCGTTGTAGGTAGTTAATATCGGCAGTGCTGTTGTTGAGGTAGAGAACCGGAGTCCAGCCGAGATCGGTTGTGGTCGTGGTCGTGGTCCACGCGGTTCCCTGGTCCTCGTAGTGCGCCAAGACTGAGTTACCAGGGGCCGAGTTCTTTACGGTAATTCCGCCTGTAAAATTCATTTGCCCCGTAAGTGTGCTGGTCGGGGCTAGGGTCAAATCACTTCCCGCCGTTGTTCCGGCAATAACTTGGTTTCCCGTTCCCTTATCTGTCGGCATTATTATGTTGTATGTTGCAACGCCGGAGGGGGCTTTTATCGTGACCGCATTAGATGATGCCGACTCGTACCTTAGCTGGATCTGGCCACAATTCATCTTCGCGGGTTTTGCCGGGGTTGAGTCATCAGAGAAGGTATATAAATCGGTTGAATTGGAGTAGGTGACAGAGGCGGCCGACGAAGGATAATCACCGCCAATTCCGCCCGTTGATAGGACATTCACCGAACCACCAGAGGTGATCTGGATGGATGTGCCGTTTGCATCAACAAAATATAGATCGTTCCCGGCCACTTCCAGCATGGAAGCATTAGATGCACCCGAAGAAGCCCCGTCCACGTTTGGCGTAAACCTGGCACCACCCATGCCCGTTATCTTGTAGCCACCAAACGCGAAATCCTGGTTTACCGTGATCTCACTCGGAACGATGGCCGCCTCCAGGTCTGCCTCTATCTCGTCACACCATGTAATCAGCTCCGATGCCCAGGTCGGTCCTACGGTGCTTCCGACGGTTGGTAATGTGCTCGTTATTGCTACTCCTGGCATCTGTATCCTCCTAGAAAACCCACAAACTCGTTGTGAAGGTGGCGGTCGCCGTGCCCGTCGTCAAACGAAGCCAAAGCTCCTCATCCTCTTTTTTGTTGCTAACTTGGTCGTCCGAAAAATTGCCAACCGTCACATTATGATGAACAACAATCCACCCCCGCAACTTCCTACCCAAACCATGCCGGACCCTGGTGATTGTACCCTCTTTCACACTTATGTTTTCCAGAAGTCGGCCCTGGAGGATAGGAACATCAACCATCTCATTAAAGCGGTCAACAACGGGCTCAATAGCCTGGGTTATATCCGCCTCCTGTGACCATATCTTTGCTACCTTTTTCATCGTACGCCCGAACGCCTCCACCAGTCACCCGGTCCCGATCCCGCACCACGGACATCGACAATGCGGCGCGGTGTTGACCATGCCCTGTTTTGAACCATTTCCTCGATGCGAGCGCGAATCCGTTCCAGGTCACGCTCTATAGAGGCTGTAGATGATTCCTCTTTCTGGAGCATCTTTTTGGCCGCGTCCACAATGATAAACTCTTCCCATCCTGATACACCGTCAACCGTGTCTGAATCGGCGGTGAGATCGGCCGGGGCCGGGATATAGATGTGCCGGTATGTCCCACCCGATGGGGCTGGAAGAAGTGAAAGGTTTGATCCCTGCGGCGAGTACACCGTGGCGTCACCTGACGAGTTCTCGAAGCTGTGCCGCTCTGTGATCATGTACTCGGTTAGCGGGTAGTAGTCGGAACCAGATTGCCGGTCTACCCGTATCGTTCCATAGTAGTCGCTTGGGAGCGCATAGGCTTCCACGCCGTTACCCGTGATCGTCTGCGTGGTCGGGGTGAAATAGATTAGCCCAGACTGAACCAGAAGATCATAAAGCTCTGTATAGGATGCCGAGATGTACCCGTTCAATTCGCTATCGGTGACGAATGATGAGTTCACCATATCGCTGCGTTCTCGTGCTTTCGTTCTGAGTTGCAAAAGCGTAAAAGTACGGGCCATCTCGCTCTCCTAGTCTCTATCGTAATCGCGGGACAAATCTTGAAATGACAACAGAGCATCCACTCTCGCATCATCATCCTTGGCATTCGCGAAATCTCTCGCGGCTGCTTTTAGATCGTCCCGTTCTGTACCTTTGGGTTTTGTCTTCCTTTTTAGCAAACTGGCCGGGGGCTTCTTGCCCCCGATCAGTAAAGCTAACATTCCAACACCTTTAGGCATTAGGGAGTCACCGTTGTATTGCGGAACACTGCCGTAAAGTTTACATAGCAATTCCCCAACACATCTGCCAGAGCAGGAGTACCCGCCGCATTGTAACTATAAATAGTCAACGTTGGGCTTGCTGCTGCGGTATACGTTGATGTGAGAACCGTAAAGCCCGCCACATCTGCCGGGGTGTCTGCTTCCAATGAAACCGTACACGAAATGAATGCCGCGTACTGGTCGTCAAAGGTGAGCGTATATTTACCCTCGGTGACATACGCAACTGACCACCCAGGTGGGCTTGTTATCGGAAGCGTCCCCATGGCACCGTTAGCGCCCTGGAACCTCCCTGATATAATGACATACGCTTTTCCGTCAGCATGTACGTCGTATAAAGTTGTCTTAGACATAGTTGCCTCCTTTCAGGCTAGTGCTAGATAGCGAAAACGCCATTCCATGCAGGAGCAACACAAGCCAACTCACCCCAATAACGGGCACGAACTTCGATGCCATCCGCTGCGGATTGACGAAGTGCGTTGTTCCCGTCGAGAGTATCGATATGTGGGAACCCGTCTAAATGGTGAATAGCCCATGTGTCCATCTGGAGGCAGTAGCCACGATCTGAAGGACAATCCGGGTCGGGGTGTACCATTACGGGACCAGCCGACGTATGAATTTGAACTCCACCAAAACCAACATCTGCTTTTCCGCCCGCGCCATCATACTCAACTTTGGTTCCAAGACCTTTGATCAAGTTGTTAAAGTTGCCGTGAGAGATAAAGCATTTATCAGGTGCTCCACCAGCGCGAACGATGCTCTCGGAAAGCGTCAAGATATTCTCTTCGATGCTGTTTCCGGTTGCATTCAAACGATGTCCAGCCAAGCGAGTAGGATGAACGGAGCGATCAACTCCGAAGAAACTCTCACCGCCGCTCGGCGTAGTCAACGGAACCCACGCCGCAAGACCAGTCATCTTTAACTGGGTCCCAGCCGGAACCGTGTCACCTACGGGAAAGACATAATCCAGATACTCAATGTCGCCATTAAGGTCTGCTTCAAAGGTGATGACACCTGTTTCCTCGTTAACCGCACTGCATACGTTGTACTGAAACGTGGTTCTTGGGGTAGAGCCATCCGAACCATCGGCAAATTCGTAAGTCATGCCTACCGAGAAGTGGCGAGCATCGTCATGGTTGACGCACTCAAAAAAGTCGGTTCCACCGGGTACGTTGGTTTCAGACTGGGCGATTGCGCCATATCCACCACGGTACAGCGAATGCGCTGCCGAGTTACCCAATGCTTTTAACATCAAGTCAATCTCAGTTTTGCGTGCATTAACGAACGCACCTTTGTTAGAACGCGACGAACGAATCGCCAAGGCGTCAATATACACAACACCATAATCTGCTTTTTGGGTAAGAACCCATTTCAGAGACTTGCTCGCGTTTGCGTAGGTTTGAGCATCTGCGAAGGTCGCAGCGCGGCCCCCTGGATTCTCATAGATGATCGGAATGATAAGAGCATCGCCCTCGAAGTCATCCTTCTTCTTGATCATATTAAGGAACGGGTGACGCCTCGTTGCGACGTTTTCCGGCACCCCTGCGGGGTACAGTTCTTTCATCATCGCCTCGAATGCGCCTTGTGTAAGGTCTAATTGTGATGTACGTGCCATTTTTTATTTCTCCTAACCCGCGCCAAGTGCCTGAAGGGCGCGTTGAACGCGCTCATCTTCGGTTCGGGCGGGTGACTGTTTTGCTGTTCTCCTAGATTGCGAATTTCTCAATGTCTTTATTTGCCTTGGTATCTCTACGGCCTGGGTTTCATCTTCTGGGATTTTGGTTCGCGCATCTAAGATCCTGGTAATCACTGGCGCGAGTGTTAGCTCTAAGTTCGTGTTTAAGGCTTCGGCAAGTTGTTCCGCTGTTGGTAAGATTGAGTTGGGATCGTCTACGGCAACTTGATAGGCTATGGAGTACATGGCCTGAATCGCATCCCCTGCGTTCTCGTCAAATAATGCTTTCGCATAGGGCAGTTCTTCGGGGACGGCCTTCATATAAGTTTCCATTTCCCCTATGTATTGTTTCTGGAACGAGGCTACTTCGGCCTCCTTCACTTCCTTCTTCTTCTGCACCTCGCCAGCCTTCTGTTCTTCTTCAAACCTTTGAAGGCGGTCCCGCAAGGCGCGGATTTCCCTTTGCGAACGATGCTCGGCCGGTGCGTCTTCGCCAAGCTCCTCGTCATAGAGTGCGCTGGCCGCATCGGCGTAACCCTTTTCTATCCCCAGTTCTTTTAATGCCGTAACTGGATCATAGGCAAAATCTCTTTTCAGGCGCGCAAGTTGGTTTTCAAGCTCCTCAGCTTTCTTTAAGCGCGCATCGAGTTCATGTTCCTTCTTTGTGATTTTATCTTCGCGCTCTTTTGATTGTTCTCTAGCGTGTCTCTCCCGCCTGGCGAGCGAGGCCAGTTTGGAGGATTCGAGGATGTTATCTTCGCCTGGGGTGATGGGCTGGTCGCTGTCGAGGGGAATGTCATCCCCTTCGGCGGGAGCCGCCTCAACTTCTTGGGTTTCTTCTTGGGTTTCAACTTCTGCCACTTCCTCGGCTTGCTCTTCAGGTTCAAACACCTGAATGGCGGCCTGGATTCGGCTTTCTTCGGTTACGGGAGTTTCAACTTCTACTTGTTCGGACATCTCTTTCTTCCTTTATCCTGGGATTGCTGTTGGCTTCAAAAGTTGGGACTGTGGTGACAATGCCGCCGCCGGGGGGCCTCCAGGTGCGGGGCCTCCAGCTATCGGGGGAGATGCCGGCGGTTGCATCATCATTTGTGCTTGCATCATCTCTTGCTGCGCTAATTGGGCGATCATCTTCAACTCGTAATCGGCTGACTCGATCCACCTACGCATATCTTCGAGGATGTCCTCGGGGGCACCTTCCCGCCTGGCCTTCAAATAGGCGAGTTGCACCCGCTTCATTCCCATCGTTAGATCTTGGTAGGGCTCCGGGGGCTGGTACTTGCCGTCTAATAAATCTTCAATCGTCGCCTCGATGTCCTCGATGGCTGCATTGACAATATCGGCCGTTCTTTCCAGGTCGGGGTGATTCAGCAAACGCCGTGCTTCGGAGGTGTCGATGATTCCGGCCTGGGACCATTCGACCACCTGCTGGGAGCGCCCGGCAGGGGTTCTGCTTAGAATACTGGCAGGCTCCAGACGTATCTTATAAGTGCCGTCGTGGATCTTCGCTTCCTTAAAGCAAATCTTCTCAACCAGCTTCTCAGCGTGGAATACACTTTTACACTCGCCGCCGTTGTCGTGAATATCCCTAGCAATGTCGATGTATCTCTCGGCCGCTAATGGTGAGAGTCTTTCAAATTCCTGCGCGTTATAGGCGAACCTTTGCGCGTTTATGTCGTTGTATTCCCGTAGCGCCACGGCGCTCTCTAGCCCTGCCGGTTTTTTGCTTGTTGCGCTCATCTGGGATATTCCCGCAACTTCAAACCCACGCCGCCAAAGACCTTCCTTGTAGTTATATATCTCCGGTGATACAGCCTGGGCCGTGTGGAATACGGGCGGCTTCCCTCGGTAGGGGATGATTGCGCCGATCTCGTTATTGATCTGCATCTTCAGGTTTTTTGATGCGATGTCTACGAAAACCCTGGGAACGGCAATCAAATCTTGGGCTTTCTGGATAAAATGATTGAGTTGATTGATCCTAAGTTGTATCCCGGTGAGTTGTTCGGCCAGCCCTTGGCCGTAGAACCCGCATACCGGTTCATTCCATCGGTAGAATATGAACGGGAAGTAGTCCCTTTTCCATTCCTCCGATACGAGGGTTGCCCCGTCTATACAGATGACCCGTTTGCCGTCTTCTTCGTCTGGCCCACTGGGTAGGTGGTAGCTCTCAACACATACGGCCGTGTTTGAATCGACACTCCGGTAGGCACCACCATCCCGTGTGTTCTCGCGGGTGGATTCCTCGATCTCCTTTGCGAAGTCGGGGAAGTCGGCCTTTAATACTTCCTTATCAATAAACTTAACTTGGTGGAGTTGGCGCGGCTCACTAGAGCGGCACTCCATCTCGTCCACCTTGATCTCGTCAATGAGGACACGTTCACAACGAACATCACCGTTGTATTCGTAAATCTTAATACAGCCAGTGCCAAAGATAACCGCATCCCGAAAAGCGCGGGTCGCTTCGCGATGGAAGTTCGTTTCGTCAAACTTGCCCTCCACCCATTTCTCTAGCATCTTGGCGCGGCGCTGAACGGTGAACTCAGCCCCATCAGTTTGGAATGTCACACGCGCCCGGTTGCCAGCGATAACACTGGTTGCGGTGTCGCATACAGACTGGATTAGATTCTCCGTAACGCGGCCTAAACTTTTACGCGAATAGTCGCGCTGGGTTAGCGTCCAGTCCAGTCCTAAAAGATCAACGTTGGAATAAAGACGCGCATTCCGTATGTTTAACTCGTGGATGTACTTTTGCGTTTCCTCAAGAGATTCCACGAAGGCAATCACCGCCTCGTGCATTGTCTTCTCGGGTTCGTCCCACCAGAAGTTTGCCATCATTGTTTAGCCGCCTCCTGGGCTTTCAACCATTCCCGCTGTTCGGCTATCGGGTCTGAACCGTCCGGGTACAACATTGGGTTGTCGTAGTCGTTCTGGTATCGAACAACCTGGCCGGATGCCTCCACGTCAATGTCTTCGGGTTCGGTCCTCAGCGCGGAGGGATGGAGGGTCAACTCAATCTCCCCATTGCAGTAGTGGACCACGCCGTTATCGCGCATCATGGTGATTAGTTGTTTCATTTCTATTAGGTTGGGTTTTGCCATGGATCATCAAATGCCAGGTCGTTCGTTACCTGGCCCTCCAGCGTTTGGAAATAATCGACACTCGTTTGCCGCTTCTTGCGGTCGTAAATTACTTCGCGCTCTTCCGCCATTTTCGCATCCCAGAACGCTCGGCTATTCGGGGGCGGCAAACGCTTCATGGCGCGGGAGAAATTGTGAAAGCTATAGCGCCAGGTATATAAGAAGGAGTCGCAAACGTGGTTCGCACAGGCCCGGTCTTCCTTCTGGCCGTGTTTGTCCCAAACGAGGTAGCTCATCTCCTGGGCTAACTCAGAATCTTCTAAGATCTTGATCCTCCCCTCCACCATATCGGAGTTGAGTAACTCAATATAATCTCGCTTCTCGGCCTTCTCGGCCGCCTCGATATGCAACTCGTATCGCTCGGAGAGTTCCGCGAGGACCATCTTACCCAGGCCGCCCCTATCACCCACCATCACCTCAAATTCTCCGAAAATTTTCTGAGTTTCT